GCGGCGCCTGGTCTCTAACGGAAACGGCTGAAAGGCACCCATCGCACGGGCACGGCCACGAAATCGCCGTCGCGCACCTTCGGAGGCCCACCGCCATGGCAAGGCGGCACGCTCAGTCACGGTCTTCGGCCTCCAGCGCGTCGAGCTCGGCATCTTCCTGTTCGGCCGCGGCGAGCTCCTCAGCTGCTGTCGTAGTCGGCAGGGGCTCCTGGTGCTCGAAGAGCTGCCAGAAGGTCAGCAGCTCCAAGTAGCGTTCTTCGGTCACAACGACCTTGATGGGGTGGCCGCGGTGGACGATGCGCAGGGCCTTGTCGTCTGTCACGTCGCCGAGAAGGGCGTTACCTTCGGGGCTTCGTACTTTGCTCACCGTAACGGTGCCGGCAAAAAGCGGCTGTTGGCTACGCGCTTTGGCGGCCGGAACCGTAGGCTCTTTGGCGGGAGCCGGTTGGCGTTCTGGTCTCATAAACGTCCTTTGCCTTTCCGGATCTGTTTGAAGATCCATTTCCAGATCCTAAGGCTTATCGGCGTCTTTGTCCAGAAGCTTGAGCAGGCAATATGTAACCATTATCATTAAAATTAATGGTCCATCGCTACAGGCGTAGCCCTTAAAAGCTCAGAGCCCAGCTCATAACCGGGAGGAGGCAAGGCCATTGTCGTCAACCTAGGTATTTTTCCTCGAGCCAAGACACTGCTGCGGTGAGCTTGACACTTTGAGCCCACTCCATGAGGTCGGCTAGCGCGGCCGTCTCATCTGTTGCAACGCGGCGCGGAAGCACCTCATCACAGCGAAAATAGGCATTTCCCCCGAGAATCTGTCGGCACTGGTAGTCGGCAATCCCGACGTTGGCGTCGATCATTAGGCTTGTCATCGGCTGAGCCCATTGGGCAAAGCCCCAGTCCAGGGTCTTGCCGGAGATCCACTGCGGGCTCCTCCCGGTTGAGAGCGAGAAGACGCGCAGCGAGAGGAGATCCTGACGGCCGACGTCGGGGTTGATGGCGAGCGCCACGGCCGCCATCGCCGGGTTGTTGCACCCGACCCCGCCGTCGACATAGCCCTGGTAGCTGGGAAAGTAGGTCGGCGCCGCGCTCGATCGCAAGGCTACGTCGACTGTCCGTTCCGCGCCGTCTGAATCGGCTCCGGGGTAGTTGTGAAAGAACTTCATTTTCCACGTCCGCGGCGAGCCCTCGTTGTCGAGGTCGAAGCTTGGAACGAGCACGCGCCGCTTCAAGCCCGAGAGCAGCCCTTCGCCGAAGATCCGCTCAAGGACCCGCTTAAGGTAGCCCTGGTCATAGTCAGCGCCGATGACCTTGCCCATGTCCTGGAGGTTGTCGCACCAGGAGTCGTCAAAGACCTTGGCGCCATGCTTTTCGAAGAACGTGACAAGCTCGCTTGCCCCCATCCCCGAGGCCAGCGCCATGGCGCTGATCGCCCCGATCGAGGTTCCCGCAAAAAGACGCACCGAGGGCAAGAACGCCGGCACCGCTTCCGCCAGCCGAGCCAGGATCACAGCTTGATAGGCTCCACGGATACCGCCGCCATCGAGCGCCAAGATTCGATAGGGTCGCATCCTCGGCTCAACACGCATCAAGCCACCTTTTGGTTATGGTTTGTTCTCTGGGTCGTGCTTCAGACCTGCCGGGATAGCTTCAGGCCGACTCCAGCGCGACATGAAACAAACGCCGCATCCAGCCACGCCCGAAGGTCTTGAACGTCGCAAGCCCTGCGTAGCGCTCGGCACGCGCAGCCATGAAGTCGACAACAAGCTTCTGGGGGTCAGCTTTCGCGGCAGCGCCAAGCGTCAGTGACCCTATAACGCCGTCGACTGTGACCCCCAAGGCCTTCTGCAAGGTCCGGATGGCAGGCTTCACCCCTTGATTGATAGCCGCGTCAAACACTGCCAGACGCAGCTCAGCTGGCAGCTCGCTGCAGCGCGCCGCATCCCAAAAATCACGCCGGTAGATAGCGCGGGCCTCGTCTGGGGTCAGATCAAGGATCCCCTGCCGGCCAAGCTTGGGGTAGGCCGCAAGCGAGATGCCGTAGTTTGTCAGCCCGCCCGGGTCGCGCGGATCGTCAACCAGCCCGCCTTCCAGCTCCAAAATGATCGAGACGGCCTTGCGAAACTGCACCGCGCCCCCCCCCAGAGCCCACGATTTCGTGTGATCTCCAAGATTTTGGAACATTCCTTGCTCTTTGTCTCGCCGGCGCCCCTGGGCCGTCACAAAACCATGGAAAAATCAGGGAAGTAAGCTGACAAGACAGGGAGCAGTGTCACGGCTTTCGACATCAACGAGATGTTCCAAAACATCTGGAAGGCAGTCCCAGCCGGAATCGGCATCGGTGCTGGAATGAAGATCTTCAACTGGGTCTACGCCGTCATCGACAAGCTCATCTAGGCTCACCGTCCTCGAGAGCCCCTTCTCGGCCCGCCACGCCGCAAGCTTCTCGCCGTAGGTCTTGCGCTCGCCAAACACCAGTCCAGACTGCAAGACGTCGGGGCAAGACTCGATTGCGTCGCGATAAGCGAGCTGTCGTCCGCTGTGGGGCGTGTAGACTCTGAGCTGTGCGCCCTGGTACTCAAGCTTTCCAGACAGAAACTCCAGCGCCGCCTGCGCCCGGTAGTGCCGCTTGGTGAAGCACGCCACCAGCCGGCTCCCCTCGAAAAGACCGACCCGCTGTCGCCAGCGAATCGCTGCCAGCGAAACCTCCCGAGCTGTGCTGCCGAAGAGCCCTTGAGCCTTGCCGCTCGGCTCCTCAGCGGCCGCCTCTGAGGCTGCGACCTCTTCGCCGAAGCCTTCTGCAAGAAGGTTTTGAAGACAAGGCGCCACAAGGGCGAGCTTAGGTGAAGTCGCCTCTCGCAGAACCTCCTTCTGGATCAAACCCTCCGTCCACCCGGGGGTAAACCCCCTTCTTAGGGATGTTCCGCCAGTAAAAGGTAAGTCATCTGTCAGCCACTCAGGAAGGCTGCGATCTGAAAAACGGCCCGCCATATGGGGGAGGTTGCGATAGATCGCCTTTACGATCGAACGGGCCTGACGACAGTTGCGTGAATACTCGCAGCCGGGAAGTGCGGCCATGCGCAACTGAACCTTGGCCTGTGCCTCTTCCCGAGAGAAGCCATGCCACTTGTAGGCAAGCGCAAGCGAAGTCAGCCAGGCGTTACGCTCCCCGTCTTCGACCAGCTCGGGTCTTTTGATCGAACCGACCGAGCAGAGAAGCCTAGCGCGAGCCCCCCCCCCCCCCCGCTCCTCTCGCGTCAAAAGATCCTCGGCGCGAGGAAGAAGCCTCTGCACGCTGCCACCAAGAGGAATCGAAAGCCGCCAGCCGGCCTCCACGTACTCCACACGAAGCCAGGACGGAGGAGAGTTCAGAAACCGGCGCAGAAATTTATCGGAAAGCCCCGTCAGCTTCTGCAGCTGGACCGTCGAGGCCCAGAGAGTCTCGCCCGACAAGAAGCTTGCCTCTGGGAGGCCTTCCTGGCCATCCTTGGCCCCGAGAAGCCAGGCCACCAGGCGGGCAAGGCCTCCCTCGGCGCGAGCATCGTTATAGATCCGGTCCTGCCGCCGCTCGCAGGCCTCGAGCTCGTTCAAGTAGCGGTGAAGGTTGCGCAGCACGGGCTCGCGGCCCTGCTCGGCGCGGCGCTGAGCCAGGCGGTTCTCGTAGAGACAGCGCTCCGGGTTTAGAAAGTTCGGGAAGTCGCGAACCACCCCACGAGCCCCGGGATCAGCGCCAAGCCCCAGGCGGCTCAGCAGCGCGACAAGCCGGCTCTGGAGGTTGAGCGCCACCTGCTGGTTTTTCTCGGTCGACTTCTGGATCGGCAGAGGATTGATCGCGAGAAGAAGGGCAAGGCCCTTACCTCCGCTGCTCCGGATCACATAAGAGATCTGAGAGAAGACCTTGCCGTGCGTCTCGGCGAGGTAGGCGCTGATCTTTGGCCAATCCAGCCTGCCGGCAGAGTCGAGCCACTTAGGATGAGCCCGGTGGGCATCCAGGTCGAAAACGATCCCGTAAACGGTCTCCGAGCCGTCGCCGTTGCGGTAGGCCGTGCGGATCAGATCCGGGTAGCGGCCGGCCCAGTCTGGGGGAGCATGGCGAAGCGCCAGGCGCTCTCCCTTGCTGTCAGTGTGCCAGAAGCGAAACTGATAACGCCCAGACTTGGTCTCGTAAGTGTTTTCAGCAGCAGCAACCATTCCCATCAGCTCCCCAACCGGCAACAACACCCCTGGCCCCTGGCAAAGGCCAGCGGCATGGAACAAAAAGATCCCTAGAGGGGGTTGCGAGGAGCCAACCGGGAGAGCTATCGTGGGAGTTGCTGGTGTCCCGCGATTGTTGCGTCTCTTGGTGTTGGCTCTTCGCTTCCCTCGTGAGGAAAGCGAGCTGTCAGACTTCCTTATCTGGGCGTGTGATCCTCCAAAGCGGAGGATCTTACACGCCGGATAAGCCCGTGCGCAAAACTGATGTTGAGAAACATCAGCGCAGCGCGCATCAGTGCCTCGACTGTGTAGAGGCGCTCGCTAGCTTGGACACTGCCGCTTTCCTGTGAGCGAATGCGCGCAGCTTGGGAGCGAGCAGAGTTCTCGCCGAGAAGCCGAAGGGTCGCCTCGCGACGGGTGACATGCTCTTTCGGCAGCGTCTCCATGAGAGCTTCGAGGTGGCGCCTCTCCTTGCGAAGGTCCTCGACCTCAACGCTTGAGTTTGTAGCGGCCGCCAGCGCCTGCGAGGCGTCGTTTTTGACGCCTGCATGAAGCACCAGCAGCGAAAGAGCGACTAAGAGCAGTGCGCCGCCGCGCGAGACCAAAAACTGGACAAGCCCTGTCGGGCGATAAACCGAAAGGCCGACAACCCCAACCTCCAGCAAAATCGCCTTCAGCCAGCCTTCCCAGGTCTCACCGAAAACCGTCACCGATGACCTGACAAGCAGAGTCGATGCTCCGAGAACGACTGCAGCACAGACGGCAACCTGCAGGGCATCTGCCGCGTGGCTTTTCTGCGAGATCCGATTTCCGGCAGCGCAGGTTTTCGGTGTCCTCAGCTCGCCGGCTGGTTGGACGGCGCGGCGCGGCACAACTTCTGGTGCGAGACTGGCTTTCGTCTCGTCAGGTCTTCTGCTCTCTGCTGGTTCCGCCCGGCTGATCTTCTGCTCGGGAGCCGGTGCCAAGGACAGGATCTGACTTCTCACGCTAGCCCGACGGTGCGCCTCTTCTGCCGGATACCCTTTGGCCTGCCAGTAAGCGACCCGTTGCCGAAATGCCTTGTTTTGACGCACCGCCACATCTATGGAACGCTCTCCCATGGCATCTCCTTGCCCATTAAGGTGATGTCGCGTCACTCCCCTACTCGGGGTTCGACAACCGACTTGCAGTGTTGGAACCACTGCAGGTCGGACTCTAATTTTGAAAAATCGCACCCTCGAACGGGCAGCGCACATTGGTGCGCCATCCAACAGCTCACCTTTGAGCTACAAAGCTTGGATTCCAAACAAAGATCTCCGAACGCAATAGGCATACGCTTGCCCTGCGGGGAGCATAGGTCTTGAAAAATCTTTTCGAAACTCTCGGTCCACAGAGACTGGGTCCGCACAGACTGGGTCCGCACAGACTGGGTCCGCACAGACTGGGTCCACACAGTCTGGGTCCACACAGACTGGGTCCACACAGACTGTGCTCAGCATGACAGCGCAAGTCATAGCAGCCCAGGTGCAGTAGGTTTCGCTATAATTTCATCTGGTTCAGCCACACGATAAGCCCATGTTTGGCGCAAGCCGGCGTCGTATTCTCGGACAACCGAAATAGCTCCAACGTCAATCAGCCTTTTGATGAGTGGAGCAATCGCGGTGCTTCTCAAATCGAACAGCTTTGCATAGGAGCTATGAGGCAGCTCTATCAGGCCAGTATTCGGATCACGCATCTCGCGAATAGCGAAATAATAGCCGGCATCGCCTCGAAGCAAACGAGTAATTACCGTTATCTCCCGGGCACGAGCTGATAAACTGCCATCTTCTTGCGAAGAAGCTCGCGTATTCTCCGTTTCTTGGTCCTTACGTGCGCTGTCTGCCCTTATCGCATCGGCTACATGATGATGAACATCCGATGTTTGCTCTTCGACTCTTTCGCGAGCATTAGCGGCCACAGTGAGATGCTCGTCAGGACGACGAGCTTGCCCCTGACGATCTATCTTGCGAAGCTTCTGCGGATGACTTCCAATGCGCCCCTGCTTCGCCAGCTTTTTTAGCATTTCCTGAGCATCAGGCATTTCTAACACCTCGCTTCTCTACGGCAACTCTCCGAGTCGCTGGCTTTTTGCGAAGAGTAACTGCATCGAGGCCGATAATCGCCTTAACAAGCTTATCGAAGTCATCGGCAACACCATTGCGTCTTCCGCAATCGTACAGACCACGACCAAAATGAATCGCGTTCTTAAGTTCAGCCGAAGTGCGGATGTAGGTGCTATACAGCTTATCCGGATAATCCTGATAAAGTCGCGACATGTAATGCACGCTTGTGACTTCGCGTGCATCGAAACGCCCAAATATGATTCTTTCCTTCATCGTTTGACGAATCGATGGCCACTGATTTTTTAAGCGTTCGAGCTCACCAAGTGTCTGCGTAAGCCCTGATATGCACAGCTTGTCTGGATAAACCGGCAAAAGAACAGTGTTCGCAAAGCACGCAATTGCGGCGTTCGTCGAGGAAAGAGCAGGTGCACAGTCGAAAATGATGTAGTCATACTGTTGCAGAACTTCCGCAAATTTTAGGCGAAACGCCCGCTCCACATTTATAGCGCTACGCTGGAGCGTAATCTCAAGATTGCTATTGAGAAGAGTGCTTGGGATGAGATGCAGATTCGGCGTAACCTTGACGATGAGGTCACTGACTGTGACAGCAAGCTCTCCACGCTTCTGCTGATCGAACAAATCAGCAAGGATAGCTGTATCCTCATCGACCTCGATTCCATATTGTTCTAGTTCGAACGCCGTAGTTAAGTTTGACTGCGGGTCCGCATCGACGACGAGTACTTTCCCGCCGAAAGCAGAGATTCGCGTCGATAACACGTAGCTCGTCGTAGTCTTAGCTGCTCCCCCCTTGGTAATTTGAACCGCAATTACATGCGCGGTATGCTCTGGCTGATCCAGAGGGAACAGAAAACCTCGGTCAGCAAAAATCGCTCGCACATCGTCTGGATGAAGAGTGCGGGCAGCGCCGCTCTTGCTCGTAGAGCGCTCGAAATGCCGAGCCGACGCTTTTTTTAGAATATCGCTTAGTGCCGCTGTCGATACGCCGATCGTATCGCGCAAGTCTGTTGAGCGGAGCCCAAACGGATTTCTGCAAGCACCACCAGCAAAATCGACGTCTGCCTTCTGGGCTGACTCCCCTCCTTGCCTCTGCTCACCTTGATCGTCAGCCGCCCCACTTGGGTTGTTATGGTCCTTGCGATCAAGTCGCATTCTTCGCTGCGTCACCATGGAAAGCCCTCAGAAGCCTCGAGTTGATGCTTTGCAGACATTATGATTAAAAGTGTCAAACACGGTCTGTTCGACATGGTAGCAAAGATTAGCCTGGCACAGCAATATTTCTGTGCGAATTAGGCATACTCCGGCATCCACGGCTTCGTTCTCTTAACCCCAGTCTGTGTGGACCCAGTCTGTGTGGACCCAGTCTGTGTGGACCCAGTCTGTGTGGACCCAGTCTGTGTGGACCCAGTCTGTGTGGACCCAGTCTGTGTGGACAGAGACTGTCCCGAGCCATCAGCGCATGTGCGGGCTCCACAATGCGCTGCGTGCTAGACTGTTGCGCTCCAGAAGACTCATCGCAGGTTCAAAGCCATGGTCAAAAAGCTCACTCTGGCTCGCGCCGTCTATACGCTCGGCACAACACCCCCTGCCCGTCGGATTCCGGCCGGCCTTATACTTACCATTCTCGTCATCGCGGTTGGTCTGGCAGCCTTTCGCATGAGAGGCTGACGGTGTAGGCCTCCTCGGGCGCCACGGTGTGGGTGGCAGATGTCACGCTCCAAAGGCCGTCGACTGCGGCGCGAAACCCCGAAAGCCTGAGCCTTGAGTCCGCACAGATCCTTGCCTCGCCTTCCAGCTCGAGCCTTCCCGTGACGCCTTGCCTCCGGGCAAGAGCAAGCTTGGACGCGGCCGCCTGCTCGGCCTTCTCGCGAGAGGAAAACACCTCGCGAAAGCGAAAGACGGGCTTTCCGCTGCCGACGACCACCTTCTCGCTTTGCGCCGTCTCAAGGTCAAAGGCCTCGGCCTCAACCGAGGCGTAAAGCGGCCGGCTCACAAAATCAAAGTCCCAGGCGAGAACCTTGCCGCCGAGCGCCTCCACCTCAATAACCGGCAGCGCTCCGCCCGAGACGCTCTCTCCAGCCCCCTGGGGCAGGACAAGCACCGTGTCGCCTTGGAGCTTGAGCGAGAGGGCGTGCTCGCCAGCAAGCCTTGAGAGGAAGTGGACGGCCGACTCGTTTCTCTGGGAGACCTCCGCTACCCTCACGCGGGAAAGCGCGGCGGCGGCCTTCACCTTGAGCCCGTAGATGCGGCCGAGCTCGTCCAAAACCCCCTTGAGGTCGCCTGCCGCGTAGAGCCTGGAGGAAACGGTTTTTAAGTCTTTTAGGGTGTCAAAGCCCTTGCCGGTAAGCCGCATGACGCCGCGGCTTGAGACAGACACCTCGTCGACAAAAAAGCTCCCCATGGGGGTGAGACTCTCCCCCCAGCCAAGCGCCACGCTGAGGCGGTGGCCACGCTCAGGGACAGCGAGCCTGCCGTCTGAGTCATCGAAAACAAGCTCGAGTTGATCGGAGAGCAGACCGCGCTCGTCTTTGATGACAAGCCGCCGAAGCCTCTCGCGGTAGACCCCCTTCTTCTCCTCGCCGTCGATTGTGAGGGAAACCCCCGGCTTTAGTCCCAAAGCGAGATCTCTCTTCGCTCGGGCCTGGCGCTACGCGGGGGGCTTGGAAGAAGGATCTCGACCCCCTCAGGCAAGACGGCCGCAAGCCCTGCAAGCTGCGGGTTCAGCTCGAGCACCTCTTCGACAATGCCAGCGGTCTTGCCAAAGACCTGGTAGCAGATGAGATCCAGCACCTCGCCCCCTCGCGTCAGGTAGATCATAGGGCTTTGGCCGGACTGGCAGCGTCATCGACTCTCACGCTTTTTAGCGATAGCCGAAAGGCCACCTTGCGCGCCTTGCCGTCACCGCGAAAACTCGACAGCTCCTCGCTTAGCGAGACCACCGCCCAGCTGCCAAGAGACCGCCCCTCCGAGTCGACCAGAAGAAGCGGCTCACCTTTGTAAGCCTCGTCTTTCAGCGCTTTCAAAGGGTCATCGGTGGAGGCTCTTTCTGCATAGGTCTCGCCCGTCACCTCGACCTCACGCGCCCTGCGCCCCACGTAGCTCAGCGAAGACACGCTGCCAAGCCTCTCCTGCTCGCTCCAAAGAAAGCTCTCGCCGCGGGTCAGGCGCTCAAACATGCTTCTGCCGGAGAGAAAGCGAAAAGAGCCCAGCGCAAAGAGCGCTTTGCCTTCAGTCATAAAGCCTTGCCCTCAAGGCTCTGGCCTCCTCGTCTTTGACCTCGCGCAAAACCTCTTTGAGCTTGGCAGCGATCTCGGCGGTGGTGGCCTTGGGCTCTGTGACATTGACGGTGATGGGAGCGTTTAGGATCGACTGACTCGGCCCCCGCTGAGCTGCGGCAAGAGCCAGCGGTACCGTGCCGGTTGCCTTGAAGGAGGTCATGCGGGTCATGAAGTCTGCCACCGACCTTCCGCCCGCCTGGAGGCTTTGCGTGATCTTGTCCCAGTTCTCGTAGACAAGGTAGGAGGCTCCGGCAAGCCCTGCGACAGCAAGCCCAATGCCTGAGCCAAGGAGCGCGATTTTTAGCGCGCCGACCCCCGCCGTAGCCGCCGCCATAGCTCCCGAGGCTGCCGCTCCAAAACCGATCCAGGCTCCCTTAAAGAGAGCGACTGCCCCGAGGGCGGTTGAGATCGGAATAAAAAGGGCGCCAAGCGCCGCAGCCGCGCCGCCCACCCCAAGCGCCACGCCCGAGAGAGCCTTTGTGACCCCCGGATTGGCAAGCGCCCAGTCGCGCGTTTTGTCGACCACCCCTGCCAGAGTACTGGCAAGCCGCGCGAGGTCTGAAAGGAGAGGCTTTCCGAGCACGTTCAAAAGATCTGACAGCGAGGCCTTGAGCCTGAGCAGCGAGGCGCTCGCCGTCGCACCCTCGATTCCTAGCTTCTCAAGTGCTGTCCCTTCCGAAAGGGTCCTGATCTCAGCCTCGCGCGCTCTGAGGGCCGACAGCCTGGAGGCCGCCCCACTGTCGCCGCGAGCGGCCTTGACGGCAACATTTACAAGCTCTGAGATGCCCGCCAGACCTTCGCGTCCGAAAAGCTTCTCGAGGATTTTGAGCCGCTGACCCGACCCCATGGGAGAGAGCTTTGCGCCAAGCTCCTCCATGACAGACATAAAAGGCCGCATGCCGCGCGTCTTGGGGTCGACGACCCGGATGCCAAGCGCCCGGAGCAGCTTGGCCTGCTCGGTCTTTGGCGTGCCGCCGAGGGTGTCGTGAACCAGCGGATCAAGAAACGCTCCCTTGAGAGCTGTGGCCGCCACCGAGCCCTTGACCCCGACGTCTGCCAGCATCGCCACCGACGCCATCACTGTTTCAAGCGGGATCTTGGCAGCGTTGGCGACCGAGCCGACGTGCTTTAGGACGTCTGCGATCTCGGTGAGGTTGGTGTCGGAGACGTCGGCTGTGTACTGGACAACGTCGCCAATGCGCGAGAGCCGCGAGATCGGCAGCTCGAAGGCATGCGCAATGCCGGTGAGAAGACTCACCGACTGCTGGGGCAAGATGTCTCCGACCTTGGCGACCGCCAAGACAGCCTTGAGGTTGGCCTCGGTGATGTCTTTAAACTGCAGGCCGGCAGTCCCCATCTGGATCATCGCGGAAGCAACCTCTTGGCCCGTGTAGCCAAACTGGGTCGACACCCGGGCTGCCATGCGCTCCAGAGTCGCAAGGTCTCTCTCTTGGCGGGCCTTGTCCTTGTAGTCTGGACCCGACAAGACCCGCGAGCGCACGCGCGCCATGACGGCCTCAAGGCTCATGGCGGTTTGAAGCGGCAGCGACGCTTGGGCCAGCACCCCGCGACCAAATCCCGAAGCAGCACCCCCGATCATGGCAAGCTCGGAAGCCCTGCTGCTCAAGCCCTCTGCCGACCGCCGCAGCCCCGACAGCCGGTCCGACTTAGCTTTGAGGCGATCAAAGACCTTCTCTTGCTCGGAAAGCCGCTCAGAGAGCCCTCGGACAGAGAGCCCCGCCTCCCGCGCCTCGCGCTTTAGGCCGCGAAGCCGGGCGGTCTTTGTCTCAAAGGCGTCTTTTAGCCGCGAGGCAGAGACTCTTGCTGCGTCAAACTCTCTGGCCAGGCGCCGACTCGGCTCGCCGGCAGCCTTGATCTCGGCGGCAAGCGCCCTCACCCGTCCCTCGGCTGTCTTCCACTGGGAGTGGGCCTCAAGGGTGGCCTTGGCCTGCCCCCGCATCTGACCGGCAAGCTTGTCGTGGCGGCGCAACTCGTCGAGCGCCAGACTTGCCCGCTTCAGCTCACCGCCAAGCCCGCGGGTGACCCCAGAGAGGTTTTTTAGCGGCAGGGAGAGAAGGTCCTTGGCGGCAAGGCTTACCCTTATTTTGAAATCGGCCATGTCGACCTGAGCCTCTCAAGCGCTAGCTGGTGGTAGAGGGCAAGCTCGTCGGCCAAAAGTGAGTCGATGGCCTCGATCGTCCAGTGAAAGACAAAGGCCAGGTCGGCCTTCACCTCAAGAAGTGCCCGTCTTCCCGCCGGCAGCTCCCCTAGGGAGCAAGGCCTAAAAAACCAGCCACCTTGTCAGACACCTTGCGGTAGTCGGCAAAGTCCAGCTCCCGCACCTCGTCGGGGCTCCACTCGGCCAGGTGGCTGATCAGATGCAAGGTCTTGGCGGCCTCGCTGTCGTGACAGTCGACCATCTCGAGGTCTTTTACCTTGGCCCTTCTCAGCTCGATGGTGCGCACCAGCCCCCGGCCGGAAAGCTCGACGGGATAAGAAAGCTCGATTACCTCTTTTTTCATGCCCTTCATCCTCTCAAGAGGGCAGCCTTGACGGCTGCCAGTTGGTCGACGCCGTTGATGCGGCGCACCATGTTGTCGGCGTCGATCTCAACCAGCACCTCTTCGGCATGCGCGTAGCGGTAGTAGGTGCAGTAGAGACGAAACTTCATGGCAGTCGTCTCGCCGGCCTTCCAGGTGCCAAAGTCGATCTCGGTGATGACGCCCCGCATATGACAGCTGACGGGAATGGCCAGCGTATGCCGCTTGAGGGCTCCCCTGACGTGCAGCGCGATGGGGCCGCCCTCCTGGAAGCCAAGCTGCTGGATTACAAAGCGGTCGTACTCGCCAAGCGTAAACTCGGCCTCGAGCTTTTCCATGCCCATCTCGATGGGAATGGGCACGTCCATGCCGCCGGCGCGGTAGTCTTCGACCTTGTAGGTGAGCTTTGGCAAGACGATCTCGTCGACCATGCCGGCGTAGCCGCGGCCGTCGACAAAGAGCGTAAAATGCGTGAGCTTCTGCGGAAGGTTGTTAAGCAGCGTCACGTTTTAAAAGACCTCCTTCACGTGGTCGTCCGACAGCAGCGAGCGAAAGGTGATCCGCTCGGCCGGATAGGGCGGCGTAAACTCGTAGTCAAACGTGACGTGGCCATCTGTGATCTGGGAGATCGTGTTGACCTCGGGGTCTATCCAGCAGTGACCGCCGAGGATTGCCTCCTGGGCCTTGAGGTCGCGAAAGTAGTTGTTGATGCTCTCTGTGACCTGAGCGACGTAGCTCTTGGTGATGTTGCGGTCGACGGCCCAAAGGTGGCTAGCCAAGATCGCGTCATCGATAAAGTCGCGCAAGCGGCGCACGTTGATAAACTTGTGCCGGCTGTCGAGCGCATCGGCCTCATCGTAAAGGGTCCGGTTGCCCCACAGGCGAAAGCCCTGCTCGTTCACGAATGTGGCGATTTTGTTTTTGTTCAAAAGGTTGGCGCCGGACTCGCCCGACGAGGGGTCCAAGGAAAACTCGATGGGATGGGTCACTCCGACCACCGACGAGCAAAGCCGGTTGGACGGCGACACCCAAAACCCAAGCTGAGCGTCGGTCTTGGCGATCAGGGCGGCTGCGAGAGCCGAGCCGCCGACGACCCCGATCGGAGCGGCAAGCCGGACGTTGGGATAGATGGGATAGAGCCTCGAGCCGCGAAGACTTTGAAAGCTCCCGATCACCGCCTGCAGGTCGCCGCTGCCGGGGCCCTCAATCGGTGCCACAGCACGCAGCCTCGTTGCCACAACGCTCAGGGCGGCCCTCACCGACTCGTCGGCTGAAAACTCGGGCGCGATCACAAGGCGCGGCTGGGCGCCAAGCGCAGCCTTGGCTTTGAGCAGAGCGTATACCCCTGTCAGCTCGCCTTGGCCACCCGCCACCTGAAAAGCCAGAGCGTCGGCCTCGCCAGGCCCGACGGTGACGACCACGCAAACGGCCGGCGTCTCCTCGTAAATCGCGGCCAGCGTCTTTGGCAAACTCCCTGGGGCATCGAGTCCCCCGAAAAGCTCTCTGGCCTCTCTCGCCCCTCTGACAAGAAAGGGCGTGTGGGCTGTCACTTTGTCCGACAGAGCCGACGTGCCGACGACGCCGATGACCGACGTGGCAGGGGTTCTCACCCCCGGGGCAGCTCTCGTCGTGACCGGCACGACCTCGATTCCATGCCAAAAACCTTCAGCCACCTGGCGACCTCCCCTGTTCGAGTGCCGTGATCCTAGCTTCCTGCTCGCTGACTTTCGTCTGCAGGGATCTCATCTCGCTTGCCATCAGCTCTTGCAGCCTTCTCGTCTCGTCGACCAGAAGCGCTATCTGCTCTTCGAGAGTCACGTCCCTACTCCATAAAGAAAATGGCAGGCTTTCGCGCCGAGCGAGAAAAAAGGACCTGCTCCTCCTCCAGTATCCTTAGGCTCACAAGCCCCTCCTTTAAGCCCAAAGCTGCAACGTCTGCCTCGGAGAACTCAAACTCGACAAGCCCGCAGCTCAGATAGAGATACTTCTCGCTGTAGGCGGCCGTTTCCAGGCGAAAGCGTCGTTGATAGGTGGCATCCAGATAAAACTCCAGCGTCAGCTCGCGCGGGAAAGACGCGGCCGTGCGCAGAAGCCAGAGGTCCCTGATCCCAACTTTTAGGCTGCCGGTCGTCTTCTTGGTAAACCTGTAGTCGATAAGCCCCGTATCTCGGACTGGAGACGAGAGGTCGAGCTCAATCTCTTGCAGGAGAGCTTGAGTCCCCGCCCCGGCAGGCCAGCCGATAAGAGCCCCCAGCCGCCCCTTGTAGCGGGCAAGTTCATCACGCGCCTCAGCCTTTGCGGCCTCAAGCTCCGCTTTGACCCCCTGAACAAGCCTCTCCGTCTCGGCCTTTTGGGCCTGAAGCTCGCCACGAAGCGCCGCAAGCGAGGCCTTGGCGACCTCCCTCAAAGTCAAAAGCTCCCCGCGGGTGGCCGCGAGGTCTCGCATCAGCTCGAGCGTGTGGCGCTGGCCTTGAGTGAGAGAAAGCGCCACCGCGGCAAGCTCTCTTGCCAGGGAGAGGTTGAGGCGCTCGCCGACCCCATCGACTGCAATGAGCGAGTCGGGGATCTCCTCGTGGATGAGGTCGATGCCAAAAAGCAGGTCTTCCGACGCTATCCGCTTGGCGAGGATCTCGCCTCTCTTGGAGAGGACTGCAAAGAGAAGGGGCGCGTCCACCCCTTCGAGGCTTGCCACAATCCCCATCTCGCCGACGTCATAGCCTTCTCCCCCGCCGCGAAACTCGGCTGTGAGGTGAACGCGGTTTCCAGAGACCCGGTTTGAGTCGGCAAGGCTCGAGCCCTCGACCCTATCCTTGAGAGCCTCCTCCAAGCCGGTGGGGTCATAAGACGCCCGGCCCAACTCAATGCCGACAAAGCGAAGCCTCTTGCCCCTGGCCTCGGCCTCGGCCAGGGCCTCTAGCCCGCGTCTTGTGATCTTGGGACGCGACAGAGCCATCAGCGCTCCACGAGCGCGGCAATGCGCTTGATGCGAGTCAGGCGCGCAAACATCGCGGCCCCGACGGCAGCGTCGGCCTCAAACATGATGTCGAGGTCAAAGCGGGACCTAAGGGGCTTTAGCGACTCGATGACCCGCAGGATGCGCCTCCGATCAGCCTCGCCCAGGGGGCGGTTGTCCTTGTTGAGGAGGATGACCTTGAAGGTGTAGGGCTCCTTTGGCTCGGGGTGGTCCCACCACTCGCGAATCCTTGCCCTGACGCCAAGGGTCTCCATGGCCATGTCAATCGCAGCAAGAGTGCCGCGCAGCCGCCTGATCTTGTCAAAGCGCCCAATGATCTCGCGCCGCCGCCTGATCAGGTCGTCTTCGCCCCCTACTGCGACAAAGTCCTCGTCCCAAAGCTCAACCCCCCGCTCCCAAGCCAGATACGGCAGAAAGGCCGGCGGGCAGGTGGCGGGGTCAAAAAGCGAGGCAAAGTCAAAAGAGAGGCCATGAAGACGCTCTCCTGCGACCTCTTCGAGTGCTCTCTCAAGCGGCGTAGAGTTTTTCGGCAGTAGGCTTGTCACGAGGTCATCTCCAGCTTGAGGCCGTCGGTGCTCTCCTCAAGTAGCGGCGCCTCGAAGGCCTCGCACAAGACGCCGCCTGAGGGCTCGACCACCTCGGCTGCGGTGACGTCGTTTTGGGCATGAAGCGCAGCGTAGAGGACAGACAGCTCGAGGCTTGCCCCCACCCGAAAGCGACTCTTAAAAAGCTCTCTGAGCGAGGCCTCGGCCTGCCCCCGCACCATCCGCCAGTCGGCGCCGTAGGGCACCTTAAGACGCGCGTGCAGACGAAAGCGCTTGAGGGAGGCCTCCTCGACTGTGAGCTCGTCGGTCAGCGCTCTAACGTAGGCCATCTTCTCGCGCAGAGTCGCCAGGTCTGCCGCGCGCACAGCCGCTTCGGCTTTGGGATCAAAAAGCACCCACAGCTTGACCCTCGCAGGCCCCACTTCGGCGCAGTTGGCATCGACGACGTAGCCGCCACCGGAAAGCCGGACGGCCTTGGCCTGAGCGATGTAAGAGACCTTGGAGCCGGCAGCCGACAAGAGATCATCCTCGTCTAAAAACCGGCCAAGCAGACTCTCGTCTGTCTCGCCAGCGGCCCGCGTCAAGCCGCGGCGTGCTGCGACGTGGTCGAGGTTTGCCCCCCGGGCAAAGGCCGGCATGGTGGCACGCGCGGCCTCGTTCACCCGGGCGCGCAGCAGCAGCTCGCGGTAGGCGCAAACCTCGAGCACCTTGACGGCGGGGTCTGACTCGAAAAGGTCGACTTCTTCGCCGTAGCGAGCGCGAAAGTCTTCGAGTAGCTGGCGCTTGATCGCCTCAAAGCTCAAGGTCTCCACCACCTCGGGCGCCGGCAGACGACGAAGATCAATCACCCCGCCTCTCACCGCTCAAGCCTCACAGCGAGCGAAAACGGCGTGTCTGTCAGCTTGATGACGCCGTCAAGCAGGATGGAGACATTCCCGTCGGGTAGCTTTTTCTCCTCCTCTGGCCCATCGAGCACCTTGACGGCGTTGAGCCTCACCCGGGGTTCCCAGCGGGCTACGGCCTCGTGGACAGCCGTAAAGATCGACATCTTGTCGATCCCCCTGCCGAGCAGCTCAAAGAGCCTGGAGCCATAGTCTCTGAGCATGACGCGCGAGCCCTTGGGCGTCGAGAGGATGTCTTCGAGGCTTTGGCGAATGTGCTCCTCAGGAGAGAGCCTCTTTCCCGTGCGGCGCGACATCATCCAAACTTTCCTTTCCCGCTGCCGGGGTCGACCTGAACCTCGTTTTTCTCGACGATGTAGGCGACAAGCTCGGCGAGAAGATCGGCCAACACGCCTCCCCTGGCCCCTTCGGCGTCGAGCTTGAAGCCCAGCTCTTTCATCTTGGCGAGTATCCTCTCTCTCACTTCGGCCTCGTTAAGCATGCTTGGCCTTGCAGCGGGTAGAGCCCTGCGGGTGCGGCCCCCCGGTAAAGGCGCAGACGGCCTCTGTCGTCACAACTCCTGCGGCCGCGTCGGCGCCGCCGAGCGCTACTGTTTCAGCCTCGACGACGACCGCCTTGGCCTTTACGACGATGCTGGCGCCGCCCTCGACCTCGAGCCTTGCCCCCTCGGGCAAGACGACCCGCATGGCTTTGGCCGCCTTGTCGTAGGACACGCTCGCGCCGTCGCTATAGCTCAGACGGTGACCATCCTCCTTCGGCAAGCTGTCTTTTGTCATGACAGCCCCGAGAATGACCCCCTGAGCAAGCGAGCCAGACGGAAAAAGACAAAGGACCTGCTCTCCGACCTCGAGCGGCCAGTTCTCGCGGTCGCCTCGTCCTCTTCGTTTCAGAGTCGAAAGCGGCGGGGTCTCCAGGCCGCCCTCGATCCTGACCCGTGCTCTTGCACCGAAGTCCTGGGTGGCCGTGACGACGCCAAAGCTCACAAGGCTTGCAAGCTGGCGCCGCATCTCAGCTGCCTCAAACGCCTTCACCGCTTGTCCTCCGTGAGCCTTGTCTTGCGCACGATGACGGGAGCGGGTGCCGTGCTTCTTCGCACGACGACCACCGGTGCTTTGCTAGCCCCCTGCCGCGGCTTTGGCGGGGGAGGCGCAGGCTTTGGCGCCGGTTTGGCTGCCGGCTTGGGCGCTGGCTTGGGCGCTGCCTTAGCGGTCTTTTCCTTGGGCGGTGGCGGAGCCTTCTTGGGCTTTGGAATCTTGTGCTTTCCGCGAAAGCCGTGCTCGAAGTCGGAGCATTTCTTGAGCGACCTCTCGCGAATCTCAGGGGGCAGGTCCAAAAGCTTGGCCTTGAGCTTGTCAAAATGCCTCCAGGTCCAAAACTGCCAGCTCCTTCGAGCTTTGGCTGCGGCCTTGAAGGCCTCGCTTCTTGTGACAAACTCGTAGAGGTCGTCTTGGCTGCTGCAGACGTCAAGACCTAGCTTGAGGATGGCCGAGCAAAACTGGACGGTCCAGAGGGGGGAGGCCTTGCCGGGCTCTTTGAGCTTTTTTTCAAGCAGCGGCCAGGCCCACTCGCCGACGTAGCCGTCAAAGGCCAGCTTGGAGAAGGGGTCAAAGGCCGTAAACGGCAGGTAGCCAAGCCTGGTGGCCTCTTCAGTGAAATCAAGCACCACGTGCTTTCTTTTGGTCACGGCGGCACCTCCGCTGCCTCTGGGTACATGGCGAGAGTGTCCCAGTCGTTGACGCCAAGACGCACCAGCTGCGCCCACTCGCAAGACCACACCTCGTAGCCTGCAACGGCAAGGTCAAACCGAGAGTCGACGCAGCGAATGACCCGCGCCTGCCGCGCGTAGTCGACAAATGTCTGGTTATGAATAGCAAGGGCGATACGGGCTGCAACGTCGCGAGCTGTCACCTGCTGGCGGCCGCGAGCGGGCGGCAAGACGGCCAGGGCCTCCCAGCGCGTCTCAAAGTCCATCTCGCCTGTCATCGGGTCGCCCTCGGGCTCAAAGTCGGTCATCTCAAAAAAGATGGCCGGCACCTTCTCGATCTTTTTGGTCTCGGGATAGGCGTCGTAGACGGGGATTTTCGGAAAAACCCGCCTAAGCTCGTCACCGATCTTCTGGTAGATCTCGCCAAACATCTCGTCTCTACCCGAGTAGGCCTCCGCGGTATTTGACCTCGTGCAGCAGGTTTCTCAGGAACACCTCCCGCACGTCCACCTGGAGCGCCGCGGCAGCGGCGGCCGTGTGCAGCTCCACCTTCTGGGCCCCGAGCGGATGGCGCGCTCTCGACACCCTCCGGTAGACCTTTCTTTCCAGCCGCCCGAGCCGGCCGCGAGCGATAAAGGCGCCCTCGACTTGCCCCCCCTGGCGGGTCGCAACCCCCGCCCGAGCCTGCCTGGCGCCCGCCAGGATCAAGGGCAGGTCGTGAGTGATCATCGAGAGGGTGGCTTTCATCCCGCGCCCTCTCGTCTTGATCCTCTGGCGCACGGGCCTTAGCGGCACTCTCGCCTCGTCTGCCGTCTCTTTGGCCAGCTCTCGGGCAAAAGTCCTCACCGTGCGCGAAAGAGCCCGCGCGATGGCCGCCTCGAGCGTCTTCTCAGACATCTGGGCTGCCTGGGCGAGACCTTCGATTTCCCTTTCAAGACTCAAGCGAAGTCTTCTCCGATCTCGCTGTCGAGCTCTTCGGCAAGATCAAGCTGGCTCATCCCGGTGAGGTCGTCGTGGCAGGCGGCGACCCGGTAGCGCCTGCCCTCAACGGTAAAGACATCCCCAGCCTCAGCCCCCGAAAGATCACTCGTCAGGCCGAGAAACTGGCTGTTCTCGGCCGCAACACGCATCGAGCCGAGGTCCTCGTCGAAGAACTTCACGTCAAAGACGCCGGCCACTTCTCTGCCGGAAAGCTTCCCGGATTTGAACACCCCCCGGTGGACGAGGTCTGTTCCTCTAAAAAAAAAGGTAATGTCCCCCTCGCCAAAGGCATCTTTTGGTGTCAACTCTCGCCTCGCCGCGGCCGCGCGCGGTCAGGGCTTGGCGCTGGCCCCTGAGGCGGCTTGATGGTGTCGTAGAAGGCAAAGGACTCGGGGTGGCGGATGGCGATGTCGACGTCTTGAATGACTCGGATACGCACCGTCCCCGAGGTGCCCTTCAGATAAGGGTTCACCTGCACGTCGAGCACCCCCCACTCGCCAATCACCAGGTCGGCCCAGTTGCCAAAGATCATGGCGCTCTTGTCGGTGTTCAAGTTGTCGGGGACGATGGTCGAGACCTCGGCCGGGTAGCCGTTGACGATGCCGCGGCCGTTAGGCCCGCTTCCCCAGATAAAGTTGCTGCTGTTCTCGTTGACGAGCGTGGTTTTCAGCATGCCCGAGACCCTGGGGTTTGTGAGATAGGCGAGCGAGCCGAAATTGGCGTTGGCCTTGGCAATCGCGGTTTCGAGCATGACGACGGCGTTAAAGTCAAAATCGGTGAGCGGCACATTGGTGACGCCCTCGGTCGAGAGAATGCCCCGGGGCTGGTTGTCCTTGCCGCTGCCGGCGATGGCTGCCAGGTCGATGGCGCTCGCCACGGCCGTGGCGAGGTCTTCTCTGACGACCTCCTCGACGTCGATGGAGCTTTGCAGAATAAGCCGCCGGGAAATATCGGTGAAGGCACCCACCGACTTGGGCGAAAGCGGCACCTGGTCGGTCTTAAAGGGCTGCTCCTCGACGTCCTTGGTCTCTGCCACCCAAAAGGCCTTGGCGCCGCCGGCCATCCTGGGCAAGGTCACGTTGCCTTCCAGGCCCGAGAGGATCTTGGCCCCGAGCTGGCGGATCACAAGCCGTGCCCGAAGCGCCTCGATAAAGCTGCCAGGCGGGATATTGCTGGCAACCAGCGAGCCGGCCGAGCCCGGCGCCGTTGTCGTCTCAAAGCGCGAGGCAAAAATCACGTCTGACGGTACGAGAAAGCCGCTCGTCTGCCGCTTAAACTTCGCCGCTGCGGCCTCACTCACCTCGCGCTCAAACTCGGCCCCCCGCCAGTCGTTGTTGAGGGCTGCCCGCATGGCCTTGAGAAATGAAAATTTCTTTGACTCGTCGCGGCTTAGACCGATGTTCTCGCGTGCCGACGCGGGGGCTGCCGCTGGCAGCTCGGGGCGCGACTCCATTGCCATAAGAAGCTTTCGCGAGAACTCGTCGACCGACAGGCCTTCCATCAGGGCCGCGCGCGCCAGGTCTGGTTTTTGAAACCTGTCTCCAAGCGAGATGATCTCAAGAGCCCTCTTGCGTTCGTCTTCGGCGCCTGCTGCCACGGAAACTTCCTCCCTCGTTGGCTCTGCGGCGCGCTCCTCTTGGAGGCCGCCTAGCATGTTGATGTCTTCAAAGTGACTACCCCTGCCGACGCCGACTGTCGGGTCAGCCGGCACGGCCTCAAGCGAGATCTCGAGCGGCTCCCAGTCGGTGACGCGGTAGGTGTCGGCTCCCTCGCTTTTTTGCTCCTCGAGCTTTAGCTCGTGGTAGCGGTAGGAGACCGACACGTTGGTGCGGATGCCGTCTTTGACGTCCTGGAAGGCTTCCTCGCCAAGCTTGTTTCTGGAAAATTTGACAAGCGCCTTGCCACGCCGCCCCTCGACTGTGGCCTCCAGCACGACCCCGACCTGCTGGTTTCTGTCGTGGTTTAAGAGAAAAGCTCCGCCGCGGTTTATCCTCGACAGGCGCACAGCCCGCGACGAGTGGTCGAGGATCTCTCTGCCAAACCAGCGGTCGACCGGAGCTTCCGACGAAAACGTGAGCACCACCGTTCTCGCCTCGTCGTTGATCTCGCCCGAGGCCAGGTCAGAGAGCCTATGAGAGATACTGCTCGTCTGGCTCAAGAGCCTCTGCCTCAGCTTCGTCTCCGCTATCTTCTTCACTGCCCTCTCCAAAGGAGAGGCCGAATTTTTCGGCCTTAGCCTTCTCGGCTACGATTTCTGAAAAGACGTCATCCAG